GCGCCCATTGGCGTCAAACTTGCGAATGTCTGTCATCTGTCCTCCGTTGAAGTGTCAAGGAATCCTTGACTGTTGGCCCGCCGTCAGGGAGTCGAACCCTGATGCACCGTCGGCGGTTGGCTGTACTGCGAGCGCGTTGGCGCTCTTGGGGTTAGCAAGGAGGTTGCAGCACTTCAGCCCGGCACGCCGCCGCAATGAACGATGCAACGCGGGAGTCGTCTGTAGTTGGGTCCAGCGGGCCATTGCGAATGCTTCTGGCCCATGCCTTGCGCTCATAGCTGGCATACGGCCCCCATTCGCCGATTGCCACCGCCATCACCGCCCGGCCATGCGTCCAGCCAGGGTTGGCCTGCTGGCATTCCTGTACGTCACGGGCAAATAAGGTCGTTGTCACTGGGCAAAGGCTCATGGCGTCTGTCTCCTGAGCAGTTTTGCGACTTGCTCGGGTCGGGTGGTTAGGACAGTAGCGCGGCGATTGCGGCAGCGTCTTGGTCTGGCAGGTACGGCGACAGTCCCGCCGCATCCCATTGGTCAATTTCAGGACAGTCACACTCGCTGGCGTGTTGGTCGTGAACCGTGCAAACAAACTCGTTGCAGCAGTCGCACCGTTGCCAAGTAGCGGTTGTGGTTGGCTGGCTCATGGTGCCTTTGCGCGTTGTGGTGTCGCGCCCCACCTTGCTGCTAGGCTGCAACGGCGAACTGGCGCTTGTAAGCGGCTTCGCTGGTGAACTTGCCAGCGACGTAGATGCGTGCTGGAAACTGGTTGAACAGCAGGCCCTTGCTGCTGACGTTCACGATCATGCTTTGCTCGATGCTGATTGGCTGGCCGGCCTTGGTGCCGGTGATGACAAATGCCACGCCGCTGTGCTGGCGGACAGCTTCGGCGTTGTCCAACTCGGCCAACTTGGCCACCAACTTGGCTTCCCAGCTGGCCAGCATTTCCGTGACCTGCTTGTCAGCAAACTTGGCCACCGAATCGGCGTTGATGGTGTAACCATCGGCGGCATTGCGCCCAACAGCGGCGCAGCAGCGGCGCGTCGTCTCGCGCCACATGCGCTGTGTTTCGGGCTCCAACCATGGGTTGATGCACGACCAGCTGCCATTGTTCTGCACGGCCAACTCGGCCATGCGCTTGTAGTTGCGCTCGATACGGTACGCGATAGATGCAACCAGCTGGGGGCGGAAGGCTTCGAGCGCGGCGTGAATGGCGGTGGTCATGTGGTCCTCGGTGGTTGCTGGCCGCTCCGTGCTGGCCATGTAGGTATACTGCCATCATGGCAGGTGACTGTCAAGTTGGCAGGGCAACTATTTTGCAGGGTCTGTACGATTCCTAAAAAGGCAAAAGCCCGCAGCGGGTTAGGCTACGGGCTCTTGCGGGTTGTCAGGTCAGAGTGGCGGGCTAGCCGAACTTGACTGCCAAGACGTACAGCAAACCGCCTACGTCAGTGCCGGCAGTGGCGACACGCAAACCGGCATTGCTGGCGAACTGCGCATTGCCCGGCGACACGGTGGTGAAGTCCTTCTGCAGACCGACCGTGGCAGCAGCAATATCCAGCGCCTCAGTCACGTTGGCAGCGCCGGCAGCAGTCTGGATCTGGATGGTCGACAAGGCGCCAACCGTCGCGTCGGGCACGAACCAGGCGTCGACAATAAAGAAGCCGAACCCAGCCGCGGTAAAGTCGTTGTTGCCAGCCGTGTTGCTGATTTGCAGCGGCATCAGGACGGCCGGAGCGCCAGCCAAAGCGCCACCTGATACAGGCGGGTTTGCCAGCGGCGACAGCTTGGGCACGGTAACTGCCGACGTGTTGATCTTGGCAGTCTCCACCGCGTTGGTGGTCAGCTGGGCTGCAGCAACCGACAACGCAGGCGGCAGCGCCAACGCCAACCAGCGGCCAGTGCCAGCGGTCGGGGCAACCACGGTGATCGGCGGACCCAGCGCTTCAACGGCGACCGACGCCGCAGAGAAGTACAGGCACTGGCCGGAGTCCATCAAAAACGCCACGTCCAGATTGGCCCGGTTGGCTGCGGCAATCGCTTTGAGGGCGGCGGTGTCAGCCACAACCCGCAGTTCAGCGGTGTTGGCGCCAACAGTCGCGTTGACCTCGCCGATCCAAGTCAGCACGCGGTTGAGGTTCTGTTGTGCCAGCGGGCTCAAGCCCTGCAGGTCGCTCATGTTCAGGATTGTCGTGATCGCCATTTGGTGCGGCTCCTATCGGCAAAAAGCCGACATCTATGGGTGGCGCGGCAAACCGAGCCGCGCTAGCATTGTGAAGTACAGCCGTCAAGGCTGCAAGCGGGGCGAAGATGGGGCGACAAGCAGACCCAGCTGACAAAGTAGAGCGCTGGGCAGTCAGTCGCCTCATTCCATACGCACGCAACGCACGGACGCACTCTGACGCGCAGGTGGCGCAGATTGCCGCCAGCATCAAGGAGTGGGGCTGGACCACACCGGTCCTTGTCGACGAGCAGGGCGGCATCATTGCCGGTCACGGCAGGACCATGGCTGCCCAACTGCTTGGCATGGCAGATGTCCCGGTCGTCGTCGCCACCGGCTGGAGCGAGGCAAAGAAGCGTGCCTATGTCATTGCCGACAACAAGCTGGCGCTCAATGCTGGCTGGGATAACGAGTTGCTGCGTCTGGAGCTGGGCGACATCAAAGGGACTGGGTTTGACCTAAGCCTGACCGGCTTTGGGCTTGAGGAACTCCAAGACCTGCAATTTGACGACGATGCCGAAGCGCCTATGCCAGCACTGCCAGACGGCGACAAGGCGGAATTCCAACAGCGCACCTTTACCCTGCACGATGAGCAAGCCGCAACGGTAGAGGACGCAATCGTGCTGGCGAGGACCAACCCGCTAGCCGATACCGGCATCAATGACAACGCCAACGGCAATGCGCTGGCTTTTATTTGCCAAGAATGGCTGGCGGTGAAAAGTGGCCAGCGCTAAAGAGATCGTGGTCAAGCCCATCACCGCCGCCGCCGCTAACGAAGTGGTCAAGCGCATCCATTACAGCGGCAAGGTCGTGCAGAACAGCCAGCTACACTTTGGCGTGTTTCTTGACGGTCGACTTGAAGGAGCAATGCAGTTTGGCCCATCGCTCGACAAGAGCAAGATACAGGGGCTTGTGTCGGGTACGGGCTGGAACGATTTTATCGAACTCAACCGGATGGCGTTCAGCGAGGCATTGCCGCGTAACAGCGAAAGTCGCGCCATGGCCGTAGCATTTCGGATGATGAAAAAGCACTATCCGCACATCAAGTGGATTGTCAGTTTTAGCGATGCCACGCAATGCGGAGACGGCATCATCTACCGGGCGTCAGGGTTTGTGCTGACAGGCCTTGTGCGGTCGCAAAACATTGTGCGACTGCCGGACGGCACCGCGATCCATAAAATGACGCTGGAATCCTCGCCGACATCACCGCGTCCAGAGTTGGGCGGCAAAACCTACTACGAGGTAACCGGCGGTAAGTATGATTTCAAGCGGTATACGATGGCAGCGGGCGGCGTGATTATTCCCGGCTTTCAACTGCGGTACATTTACTTTTTGGACCCCGCCTGCCGTGGACGCCTGACCGTGCCCGTGTTACCGTTCTCAAAGATTGCCGACATGGACGCATCCATGTACCGGGGCAAAAAGCTGAGGCGTGTCAAAAAGCAGGATTCCGAGCACCCCTCGGAACTGGGCGGGGCAGTACCGACCGACACGCTCCAGCTTTCACCGGAGGACAATCCCAATGCCGAACAGCAAACAGCCAACTGAAAAACCGCAGCCAAAAAAGCGAGGGCCAAACGGCGGGGCAAGACCGGGCGCCGGTAGACCTGCCTTTGTGCCGACAGCCTCGGAGCGCAAGCAGGTTGAGGCGCTATCTGGCTACGGCATACCGCAGGAACAGATAGGCATGCTGGTGCGTGATGGCATCCACCTTGAGACGCTCAAGACGCACTTTGCACAGCAGCTAGGCACAGGCAAGGCAAAGGCAAACGCGCAGGTGGGCAAGACGCTGTTTCAGCGGGCTATCGGCGGCGACACCACGGCGATGATCTGGTGGAGCAAGACGCAGATGAAGTGGACCGAGGTCCAGCGCCACGAACTGACGGGCGCAGACGGCGGACCAATCCAGACGCAAGCCCAAGTGGTAGAGATACCGGCGCCGATTGCAGACGTGACCGCTTGGGCGGCTTCTGCCGCAGTGTCGACTGCCAAGGATGGCGACCAATGAGCGCTGCCGCTGCCACCAAGCCCGAGTCATCCATTGACGTGTGGTGCTGGCGCTGTGACAAGCGGCGGACCGTGGACATTCAAGTGCTGCAAACCATTCCGGGCGTTGGGCCATGGGTTTGGGGCTGCAAGTGCTGCAAAGCGGAAAACCAGCTGTCACGGATTCAAGCACGGAGGCTGACTCATGGCTTGCCGAGACAGGGACCGCAGAGACCGCAGGGCTATCGTGCCGGCGTAGGTTAGCGAATACCGTCCGGCTAACCCCGGACCCCTAGACGCTTCGAAAGCTATCCGTCGCGACTGCACTGACACCTGCGGTGTTCGCTAGCCGCTCCCCCTTTGCCACAACGCGGCGCAAAGCTCAATAGCGGACAGGTCAAGCGGTAGTGGCAGGCTTTGCCAATTTGGCATAGACTTGTCGGCCAAGCGTGGCGAGCGGGCAACGCGGCAATCTGCAACGGCAAACACTTGGCGACATCCAACGCAAACACCCGAAAGCCAGACCGGACAGTCCTGCTCGCCCCGCAGCCGGGACCGCAGACGCTGCTGCTTACCTGCCCGATTGGCGATGTTTGCTTTGCAGGCGGTAGAGGTGGCGGAAAGACGCTGGCGTGCATCTTGGACTGGATCAGCCACATGACCCGCCACGGCAGGGACGCCAAGGGCGTTTGGTTCCGCCGCAGTCAGCCAGAGATTGAGGACGCCCAAAGCCGGATGATGGTCTACTTCCCGGCCATCGGCGGCGTCTACGCTGTGCAGTCGCGAATCTGGACATTCCCCAACGGCGCCGTGCTCAAGCTGCGGTATCTGGAAAGCGACCAAGACGCCAGCCGGTACCAGGGATCAGAAACGACCTGGTTGTGCTTTGACGACGCGGGAACGTGGCGGTCACCCGCACCCATTGACATGCTGCGGGCTACCCTGCGGTCGCCAGCCGGTGTCCCGCCTCGGATGGTGCTCACAGCCAATCCGGGCGGCATCGGCCATGGCTGGATCAAGGCAAGGTACATCGACCCAGCGCCACCGCTCACGCCGTTTGTAGGCGCAGACGGTCAGTTGCGGGTTGTCATCCCGGCGACCATCAAGGACAACAAGAAGCTGTTAGAGGCGGACCCTACCTACATTGACCGCCTCAAAGCCTCTGGCCCCCCGTGGCTGGTCAAGGCATGGCTGGACGGCGACTGGAACGCCAGCCAAGAGGGCGCCGTTATCAAGCGCGAGTGGCTGGGATACACCTATGACTCCCTGCCAACGCCAGAGGAACAGCGCAAAGAGCGGGCAAAGCTGGTCGTGTCGGTCGACTGTGCAGCAAGCATGGGCTCCAGCGCTGACTACACGGCGATAGTCGTTGCCCTGCACTGCGGGCATCACGTCTACGTCCGCCACGTCAGGCGCGGCAAGTGGGAGTTCCCAGCGTTGGCCGCACAGGTTCAGCAGGTATGCGAGCAGTTCCAGCCGCAGATTGTCCTGATTGAAAACAAGTCCAACGGGCTGGCGCTGATTCCGTACCTCAAGAAACAGCCCGCGTGGAAGTGGGGAATCGTGCCGGTAGAGCCCAAGGGCACCAAGGCGGAACGGCTCTACGCGCAGACACACTGGCTGGAGGCTGGACGCGTTCTGTTGCCCAATGCCGCGGACTGGCTAGCGGGCTTTGTGGGCGAGTTGCTGGGCTTTGACGACACGTCAGCAGCCAAACGCGGGCAGCACGATGACCAGGTAGACGCGCTGTCGCAGCTACTGCAATACTTGGGTGGCGGCGTGCAGCTGCCAAGGTGGTGATATGGGCGCGGTAACCAAAGCAAAGCAGAAGATCGCGCAAGTCCTACCGCGCCGGGACGGATGGGCCAACCTGCTATCAGGGCTTGGCGTCCAAGGTCGTGACGCATCGCAGTCGACCTTCTTTGCTGGTCGCGTGCAATTGGGCTTTGACACCTGCCAAGCCCTGCACCGCAACGAGTGGGCTTGCGGTCGCATGGTTGACGATCTTGCACACGACGCCACCCGTGCCGGGTTCATGCTGCAGACCAAGGAAGCCAATGACCAAGCGCAAGACATTGAGCGCCTTTGGTCACAGCTCAAAGTCGGCAACATGCTGCAGAACGGCCTGCGCTGGGGGCTGGTCTACGGCGGCGCTGTTGGCGTGGTCCTGACCGATGACCAAGCCATGGCCCAAGAGCAAAAGACCGCGCTGTCTACACCACTGCGGCCCGGCACCTACAGCAAGATCCTGCGCGTGCTGGTGGTAGAACGGCCATGGGCGACGCCGAACACGGGCGACATCGACCTGAACCCAGCCAGCCAGAACTACGGGCTGCCAAATACCTACTTTGTCACCCCGCAACTTGGCGGCGGTAGTCCGGTCTGGATCGTTCACTGGACCCGCATCCTGCGCTTTGACGGTGTGCCGGTCGACAGCGAAACAGCGCTGGCAAACCTCAGCTACAACGACAGCATTTACCAGCGGCCATACGACATTGTGCGGGCACGCGGGGCGGCTGTCTCTGCTACTGCGTCCATCGTCCAGCGGTTCACGCAAGCCGTCATCAAGCAAGCTGGCCTGCTGTCCAATCTGGTCAGCGACCAAGAGGATGGCGTGTTGTCCCGTCTGCGGGCGTTCAACCTTGGGCTGGGCGTCACCGGCTTGGGCATCATTGACGGCGCAAACGAGGACTTCCAGTTGATGGGCCAGCCGGTCAACGGGCTGCAGGGCTTGTTGCTGGAACTGCGGACAGAGCTTGCGGGCGCACTGGCCTATCCTCAGGCACGGCTGTATGGCGCACAGGCAGGCGCGCTGGCATCGTCAGAAACAGACGAAAAGCAATGGGCATCCAACGTCCATGCTTGGCAGATGCTGCGCGTGGTACCGGCACTGGCCAGACTGACGCAGATTGCTCTTGAAGCCCGTGGCGCACCTGCCATTGACGGCTGGGAGATTGTGCCCAACCCGATTCAAGCCCCCAATGCCAAGCTGGACGCAGAGGTGCGCAAGATCGCGGCAGAGACTGCGCAACTCAACATTCAGTCAGGCATCATCGAGCCGGTAGAGGCCCGCGTGTCACAATTCGGGGGCGCCACATGGACGCCCAACATCACGCTGGACCCCGCAATTACCGCGGCAATGGTTGCGTCACAGAATGAGGCCGACGCCCAGCCAGAACCAGAGCCGACGCCTGAGGTCGAGTAATGGCCGCCCTGCGCAAGCTCCGGCCCCTGCGACCGTTGCGCAATCCGGAGCCTGACAAGAAGTCGCGCAACCGTCAGCGACTGGCCGTGCTGTCACTGCAAGCCAATCAGGCGGTAGTGGTCCCGCAGCCGGTGCCGCACTCGCTTATTGCAGGCTATGCCAAGCGGTTGGAGCGCATCGCAGCAAAGGCTTACGGCATTGCCGACAAGACCGTGATTGCTGCCGTTCGCAAACAGTTGGCGTTGGCGGTTCAGTACCAGCCAGACCTGCGCGGCGATGCTGCAGAGTCAGACCCAGACCACCCACACGGAGAGGTCGATTGGGGCGACCCAGCCAAGATGCCGCCAGCAAAGCGGGCTGCGTACCAAAACCACAACCACACGCCGGCACAAAAGCAGCAGCTGTCCCTGCCGTTCGCCATTGATGCCGCAGTGGCTGAAATGAACACGCAGATGGTCGCCTATGAGCGGACCATCCCTGTAGGTGAATTGACCCTGGTACAAGGCAAGCGCATTGAGAAGTTCGCGCTGGGCGTCAATACGCAGGTGTTAGAGAAGATAGGACTCCAAGCCATTGAGCCAAACAGCGCAATTGACGCGATGCGTAAAGTCTGGACCCGTGAGAATGCCGCGCTGATCAAAAGCATCCCGCAGGAAGTTGCGCAACGTGTCGGCAGTCAGGTTGATGAAATGGTCAGGTCTGGTGCACGGTGGGAGACGATTGCCAAGAAGCTGCAAGAGGAGCATGGCATCGCAGAACGCCGGGCCCGACTGATTGCGCGGGACCAAACGTCAAAGTACAACGGGGCGCTCAACCAAGCATACCAGCAAGAGGCTGGAATCACGCACTATCAGTGGTTTGGCGCCATGGATGCACGGGAACGTCCTGAGCATGTGGCGATGCAAAACGTCATTGTGGCATGGGATAAGCCGCCGCCGATTGGTCACCCCGGCGAACCGATACAGTGTCGCTGCACGGCTGCTCCAGTAATCTCAGCAGCCAAAATCGCCAAGTCACAACCCGTCACAACCGAGTCGCTAGCAGCCAAAGTCAAAGAGCTTGGTCCCCGCCAGAAGGACGCCAAGACCTAGCCTATTGACAACCCGCCAAACCGTTGCCAATCTGGCAAAGCCTGTGCCAATTTGGCACGACCAACGGACAGCATGAACGCTCAGGTATACCGCGCAGACGCAGTGGAGGTCCGCCAAGATGGCATCGACCCCCTGACCGGCTTTTGGCGCGGCGAAGCGACGATTGCCAAGGTTGGCGTCTACGAATACAGCGACGGAACAAAGACTTGGCGCGAGTATGTACCGGCTTCCACGCTGTCAGACGAAAACTGGCTGCGGTCTATGTCGATGGCCCCGGTCACCGTCAACCACCCGCCCGAGCTGGTCAACGCGGACAACGTCAAGCGCTTCTCCGTTGGCAACACCGGCTCAGAAGTCGAGTTTGAGGACGACTGCAACGAGACTGACCTTGTGGTGCAGGATGGCGACGCTGTAGCGGCTGTCCAGCGCGGTATGCGTGAGGTGTCTTGCGGCTACCTTGCTGCCTTGGACTGGACTGCAGGCACATGGCTGGACAGCTTCGGCGTGTCGCACCCATACGATGCAATCCAGACCCAGCGCATCGGCAACCACTTGGCCTTGACTGACCGCGGACGCCAAGGCGCGTCTGTCTCACTCCGCGGCGATTCTGCCGTGTTTCGCGGCGATGGTGCCGCTTGGATGGTTCCGATGGCGGACAAAACCGCAGAAATGCAAGCCAAGCTGGACGCGGCAGAAGCCAAGACCAGCGAACTGCAAGCCAAGTGCGACGCCGCGCTGGCCAAGGCCGACGCCCTGCAAGCGCAGGTGGATGGCCACCCCGCGGCGGTTGAAGCGGCCAAGGCTGACGGCATCGCTCAAGGCAAAGCCTTTGCCGTGCTGGAAGCCCAAGCAAAGACCGTCTGCGGCGACGCCTACAAGGCTGACGGCAAAGACGTGTTGCAGATCAAGCGCGACATGCTCGACAAGCTCGGCGTGAAGCTGCCTGATGACCGCAAGGACTCGGCTGATTATGTCGCCGCCCGCTTGGATGCCGCACTTGAATCGCGGGCCAGCCAGACCACGGCGGACATTGCCAACGCACGCAGCGCCACCCGTGCCGATAGCGGCAATCTTGACGAGATCACGCAACTTGTCCGCAATGCGGGCGTCAAAGTGGAGGACTAGACCATGGACGGCTACACCAGCGTTTCCCGCACACTCACCATTGGCCTGCTCGGCACCGAGGCTGGCGTTCAGAACCTCGTTGAAACTGGCTACTTTCTGGCTGACTCAACCGCGGTTCCCGTTGGTCGCGGCGTTGTCTTTGACTCCGCCAACTCCAGCGTCAGCATCACCTGCGCCAAGCTGCCGTCGACTACTGGCCAGAAGTTCTTGGGCGTCGCCGTCATCAACCCGATGGTGCAGGAAATCGACACCACCTTGGCTTATGCCGAGGGTGAAACCATCGTGACCGCCACCAACGTGCCGCTTGGCGTTTGGGTGACCGCGACTGAGGCTGTCACGCCTGCCGATCCGGTCTACCTGCAGCACACGACCAACTCTGGCCGTTTGCCGGGTACCTTCCGCAAGGACTCGGACAGCAGCAATGCTGACCTGGTAGATGGCGCCAACGTGCGTTGGGGCGGCTCGTTTGCTGCCGGCAATGCCCTCTTGCTGATCGGCATGCCGTAACAGCGACCCAACAACGCAAGGAGACTTACTATGTCCAGCCTCATCCGGCACATTCAGCCCGACCTCATGCGCTACGACAGTGACGAAAAGGGTGGCTCTACTTTGGTGGTCAATGCGATTCGCAAAGACACCATTCAGCAAATCAGCGACAGCTGCAAGCGCACCATGGAGGGCTTTGGCTCTCGTGCTGACGTTGCCGTGTTGGGCGCCCGCATGGCTGCTCAATTCGGCCAGCGTTTGGATGTTGCTGGCGGTTTGGCTCTGGAACGGGAACTGACCAAGATCAGCACGGTCGTGTCTACCCAGCCCATGACGCGCCTCACGTCGCTGTCGCTGATTGGCATGACGCCGGACAATCCGTTGCCCGGCCAGTTGTCCTACACCGCTACCGGCATGGCGCAGACCGGCAATCGCCTGTCCTACTCCTACACCGACAAGGGCGGCAGTGCGTCGAACAGCCGCAGCATCTTGGCCACCAACATCATCAGCCCGATCATTCAGACGGCTGACTACACGATCAACGATATGTATGGCGCTGCTTTGGCTAACATCCCGTTGCCCGCGTTGCAGATGATGACGGCCAAGCGGCTGGTAGAGGAAGAGGCCAACAGCTGGAACTTCTACGGCGATGCTGACCGCAACATCACCGGACTTTACACGCTGCCCGACGTGACCCCGACCGCGGTTGCCAATGGCGGCAGTGGGTCGCCTTTGTGGGCCAACAAGACGCCGCTGGAGATCTTTGCCGACTGTATGGAAATTGTGCAGTCCATCTGGGATGCGATTGACGGCGGAGACACCAACGTCAGGCAGCAGGCGTCGATTCTGCGACCCAACCGACTGGCCATTGCTGAGGCGTCCTACTTCGTCTTGGCCACCACGCCGATGGCTGCCAACGCTGCCCTGTGGGGTCAGTCGATCCTGCAGGCCGTCACCGCCGCGTTGCGCGCTGTCCAGCCAGACTTTATGATCATCGCCACCCCCGAAATGAACACGGGCGGCGGTGGTTCAGGTCGCTGGATGACCGCGTTTGCTGACCAGCCCGAGGTGCTTGGCCGCGTTGTTGCGCTGCCCGGCCAGTTCGGTGTGCCGGAGATCCACAGCTTCACGACATCGATCCCGTACCACACCCAAGTGGGCGGCGTTCAGTCGCGGTTCCCCGTGGCCATTCGGACCCGCTACGGCATGTAAGGCGGCAACATGGCGGTCAGCGCGGCTCAGATAAAGGCGTTCGCTCCTGCATTCGCGTCGGTTCCCGATGCGGTGATAAACGAGTGGATAGCCGATGCTGAATCCGCGCTGGCCGTCTCTGTTTTTGGCGTCAACCATGACCGCGCAGTCAAGTTTTACGTCTGCCACGAACTGACGCAGACGCAGGGCGATGGGTCAGGTGCAGGCGCTACTGGTCCGCAGACGGGGCGCAAGGTTGGCGACGTAAGCGTGACCTACGCTGCCGCTGACAGCATGACCGGCTTTGCTACCGACGTTGCGGGTTACCAGTCCACGGCATACGGCCAACTGCTCATCCGGCTGATGCGTCGGTATCGGGGGGCTGTGTGCGTCTGATTGTGCTGAAAAGCGAGTTCCCCAAGATCAAGCGCAATCTTGCGAAGCTCAAGCGCAGCGTTGTTACCGTTGGCGTACACGGCGATGCAGGAACCGTCCAAGACGCAGATGGCAAGGACACGGGCTATCCGTTGCCGGAGCTTGCTGCAGTTCACGAATTTGGCACCAAGGACGGCAAGATACCGGAGCGCAGCTTTCTGCGGTCTGCCATTGAAAAGTCAGGCGAAGAACTGACCAACGACATCGCTCAACAAGTACAGTTGGTTGTAGAAGGCAAGGCAACCGCTGAAAAGGTGATGACCCGAGCCGGAGTGCTAATAGTCGGCGCTGTCAAAGAAGGCATCGCAGAAGGCATCGCCCCGCCGCTTGCCCCGCGCACGATTGAAGCCCGCGACAAGAAGGCTGCCCACGGCGGCGGTCTGGAGTCACTGGCTGGCCAGCACACGCCGCTCATTGACACGGGCCAGCTGTTCCAGTCCATCGTGTTCAAGGTCGGTTCTGCCAGCGCAACGGAGTAATATGCCCCTGCCGGTCACAGTCCCGCTTGTAGTCCAGAGCATGGCCGCACAGTCGGTCACTCGGCTACGTTTTGCGGCTGCGACCAATACCAAGGGCCAATGGTCTGTAGCGGCACCGTCGTCTACAACGATTGCCGCACAGATGCAGCCGCTTGACGACCGCACCCGCAGTCAGTTGCCCGAAGGTGTCCGCCTCAAGGCGCACTACGTCATGCACACCACGGCGGACGTTCGCGGCGACCAGCCGACAGTTAGCGGTACGCCGGTCAAAGGCGACCAGATTGTTTGGTCTGGCCGGACGTACCAGGTTTACCAGGACCGGGACTGGAATGGCCAAGGCGGCTATACCCGCATGATCCTCCTTGACGCATCGGCAGAACCGTAATGGCGCTGAATTGGCAGACCATCCAAGATGCGCTGTATGACGTGTTTGCCGGCGCGGCAATCGCTGGGCTCACCATTGAGTGGGTGCCGTCGCCAACGACCCAGCCAACGCCTGCCAAGCCGTATGTGACGCTGAACCTGCGCGAAATCGACAACGCTCAAGGCGCAGTCAGTGGCACCATGGATGAGCTGGCGGGGACTGCCGACCCCGACGTTTACCAATTCGTCCACCATCGTCGGCACAAGCTGTCTGTGAACGTGTTCAGCAATGCCACGCAGTTGGACGCATCCGCCTTTGCCATTTTGGCAAAACTCAACCGCCACCTGCAAAAGTCCAGCCCGCAAGCAGCCCTATTGGCAGCAGGCATCCGTATGTGGCAGACTTCACCCGTCCGTGACTTGTCCGCAATGCTGGACACGCGCGGAGAGGGTCGCGCTCAGTGTGACTACACGCTGGCGACGCTGGACACGACAGCCGACGAGATCGGCTACATTGCGACAGCCGACGTGACAACCACCGTAGAGGCCCCATGACGACCGCTTTGCCCGCTTCCATTGTCGTTGATGTTTCAGTGTCTGCCCTTGGGGCTGGCGCTTCGGTGAACCGCTTTGGTACGCCGATGATCATCGACACCCAGAATATCAAGAGCGCTACCGCACTTGCGCCCGTGATTGGCGAGTACACCAGCCTGCGGGCCATGGTCGATGCCGGCTTTGCGTCCTATACCAAGGCGTACAAGCTGGCCGCGCAAATCTGGCGCCAACGCAAGCCGTCACCCAAGGTCATCAAGGTCGCCTCAGTCTATGCCCTGTCGTCTGCCGAACTGTCGGCTGTCGAGGATCTGGACCCGACCTGGTATCGCTTGCTGGCCACCACCGTAGCTGCGGGCGACATCGGCACCATCGCCACTTGGGCGCAGACCGTTGCCACACAGAGTTACCGCTGCTCTTTGGATACCTTTGACGTGGCCACCTTTGGCAGCGGTACCAGCGTCAAGACCACGCTCGCCAGCGCCAACGATTGGCGGACTGCCCTACACTGCCGCAAGGCCAACCCGCAGACGCAGACCCTGACCATTTCGGCGCCGTTTGTGACCAGCAATAGCACGGTTGTGTCGGTCAACGGCGTTGCCCTGAGCCCGACTGTGTTTGCCACTGACAGCAACACGACGCTTGCTGCGTTGGCTACAGCCCTGCAAGCCACGGACGCCATCGCAAGCGCCACTGTGACCAACGCGGGCGGTGGAACCGATGATGATCGCGAGATCGTCATTGTCGCCAATGACCCGCTGGTTGACGTGGTGTTGTCGGGCTATGCCTGCACCTTGGGCGCCAGCCAGAACACTGCAGCGTTTGCCATTACGGACAACGGCGCCCAGCCCTTGTGTGCGTCTGAGGTCGGCTACCTGTGCAGCTATCCCGCTGGTGCGGCTACCGCAGGGCTCAAGACCTTTGCCGGCATTGAAGCCGACAGCGTTAGCCAGACCGAACTGACCAACGTCAACGGCTCGGGCGCCAATGCCTACCCGACGCTTGGTGGTGGCCCGAAGTTGATGAAGGGCCAGACCTCGGGGCTCATTGCCTCGGGTGCGTACTACTTCATTGACACCGTGGAGGCAATTGACCGCCTCAAGGAAGCCATCGAGGTAGCTGCACTGGCCCTGTTGGCTCAGTCGCCAAAGCTGGCTTACAACCAGGCTGGCATCAACGCTGTTGGCGGCGCCATTGCCGCGGTTGCGCTGCAGTTCGTCTCTGACGGCATTCTTGAGCCGTTTGACCCGGCGACCGCAATCAGCGTCCCGGCGCTTGCCAGCATTGACCCGTCAGACCGCACCGCTCGCCACCTGCCAGACGTGACCGCTGAGTTTGTGGGCACGGGCGCTATCCAGTCTGCAACCATCGTCATCACCGTTCGGGAGTAACCAACATGGCCAACAGCTACAGCCCACAAGACGTTGCCGCCGCATTTGCCGGCATCCTTGCGTCTGGATTCTCCCCTGACACGTTCATCACGGTGACCCAAGAGTCGGACAGCGCGACCGCTACCCGCGGCGCTGATGGGCTTGTGGTGTTTGCAGTGGACAAGGCACTCCCGCTTTGCACGTTGACGCTCACGCTGATGCAAACCAGCAATTTCAACAACGTGCTTGCACAGTTCTTGGCCGTGCAGAACCTTGGCGCCCCCGCGATTCCGGTTGCCATCTCCTCGTTTGGCTCAACCGAGGGCTTCACCAGCCAAGGGATGCGAATCGCCAAGTCGCCAGACGTGACCTATGCCCAAGGCATTGAGTCGCGCGAGTGGACCTTGACTGGCCCCGGCCTGATCCGCGCAGGCGGCACCATCCTGTAAGGACCGCCCATGAAAACAGTCGAGATCGGCGGCTTCACCTACACCATGACGCAGATGGCGGCAAAACAGGCGCTTTCCTGCGGCTTGGAGCGTGCCAAGTGGATTGGCCGCGTTCTCAAGTCGTTGGACGATGCCAACACGACTGCGGCGCAGATTGGGGCATCTACGGAGATGGCCGCGCTCATGCTGCAAGACGCGGGCTACAACGACCGCTGTTGGCTGCCGACTCTGGCGCAGGTGTCCATGCCAGACGGCAGGCGCGTCCTTGACTGCATGGACATCGAGTTCCGCGGCGACAAGCTGATGGCGCTGCTGGACCTGCACATCGCGTCCTATGACTACAGTTGCGGCGCTTTCGCAGGTGGGGTAACGCGGGCGGCCCTGACCGGAACAAAGGCCCCGCAGACGACGGAGACAGCGACCAGCTGATCAACGACATCCTTTGCCTGCCGGTGGAAGCCGGTTACGCATCGGGACTATCTGAGGTAGCGCGAACCTGGACCGCTGACGAATTGGTGGACGTGATGTTGAAGATCCGCGCCAAGTCTAAAGCCCAAGCACGACGCGACGCAGAAGCAAGAGCGGATGCTGCCGCCAAGCGGGGTAGCCGGTGATTGTAGAAGAACTGCTCATCAAGCTGGGCTTTGACGACGGACAGGCTGACCGCAAGATTGTGGACCTACGCAAGAGCCTCACAGGCCTTGTCGGCGCGTTCGGCGTTGGCGCGTTGTTTAGCAAGTTGGCAGATGAAGCCGGCCAAGCTGTCGACGCCAGCCGCGCACTTGCCAAGCAGTTGGGGGCGATTGAAGCCCTGATGCCTGGTGAGACTGCCGCGCTGCAGGGCATGGAAGAAACCATCCAGCGACTGGCCGTGACCTTTGGCCGGTCTACTGCTGAGATTGGCCAAGGTCTGGAAGGGGCGATCCAGTCCTTCAACGACGCCGATACCGCTGTTGGCGCGTTGGAGTTGGCCGTCAAGACCGCCTCTGCGTCAGGCGCAACGACCGCTGACGCGCTGCGGCTGCTGTCGGCTGTCACCAAAGCCTACGGCGACACGTCAGCCAAGACGCAACAGAAGGTGGCTGACCTTGGCCAGCAGACGGTTCTTATCGGTGACGTGCAGATGGCCGACTTGGCCAGCAGCATTGGCCGCGTGACCCCGTTGGCGTCCACCTTGGGCATCGGGCTAGAGGAACTGTTTGCCGTGTTCGCAGCCGGCACAGGACCGCTAGGTGGCGCCGCAGAGGTGTCGACCCAATACGCCAGCATCCTTCGCGGCTTGCTTGACCGCACGCCCAAGATGAACAAGGCCTTCAAGAAGGCGTTTGCCGGCGACGGCATCAAGACCGCACAAGGGGCGCTCGGCAAGTTCGGCCTGTCTGGCACGCTCAAGAAGCTGCTGGCCCAGACTGACGGCACTGCAGAGGGCATTCAAGCCCTGTTTGGTCGCGCAGAAGCCACCAACCTTGCGCTGTTCCTGACGCAGAAAGGGTCTGCCACAGCTGCCCGCGCACAAAGCGAACTTGGCAAAGCGGCGGGCTCTGTTGGCCGCGCCTTTGACGCGCAAAGCACTGGTCTTGGCAAGACCGCCTTTGCTGCCGATGTGATGACTGCCAAGTCCAAGGTTCTGCAGGAGAATGTCGGCAAGAAGCTGGAGGAATCGTTTGCTGAAACCAACAAGATGCTGTTTGAGTTCAAGACGATAGCCGCAGAGGTCTTTGTTCCAGCCGTTGACAACATCATCAACGCATTTGGTGGCGCGATATCTGGCACTGACGATTGGCGCAGCGCGTTGGAATTGCTGCGGGATACCCTGCTGGTAATTGCTGAAGTCGTTGACGGGCTGGTCATGGGCCTAGCCACTATCGGCAACACGCTGGCTTTCGCGGGAGCGTCCACGGCCAACTTTGCTCGCAACCTTGCAGACCGTGAGAACATCGGCGTATTCCGCGGGCAAGAGCAGATCAATCGCGAGTTCAGCCGGTCCACAACGGAACGCGGGAAGGGTTTTGCAGAACGCACCCGCGGGCGAATTGCTGCGTCGCAAGAGGCAAGCCAGCGGGCATTTCTGCCCAACAGACCGACCAGCAACGGCATCGAGGACCTGCGCAACAACGCCAGCCGCATCGCCGGCCAAGCCCGCAGCTTCTTGCAAGGTCGCCCCGGTTCTGGCGGTGGGCTCACGCAGGCCCTGTCAGTCGGTGCCGTCACGGTCAACGTCACGGTACCGCCCGGCACTGAAGCCCAAGCCGCTGCCCGCATTGGCGATCAGGGCGCTCGCGAAGTCATGCAAGAGATCCTAAAGAAGGCGCAGTTGGCGTTTGTGTCACCCCTTGCTCCGGCAGGTGGCTGATGCCAAGTTGCACCATCCAGATTGGCAGCATTGCCGCAGGCCAGACGCCGGGGGCCATTCTCAACCCGGACAGCGTTGTGTCTTGGACGCCGACTGTCACGGCAGAGGTCACGACCAACCCGGCAGAGGACGGCAGCCAGATAGCGGACAACATCACCAACCAGCCGCGTTCTGGCGAGGCTGCGCTGATGTTTTCGCCGTCGCCGTCCACCCCAGGTTTGCTGCCGTCGCCGGGGCCATCGCGACCCGAGCAAGCCTTCCAAATCCTGACAGACGCCATGACCCGCAAACAGGCGGTGTTCATTGTCATCGACGGCCATGTGTACGACCCTGCCGCCATCACGTCGGTACGGATGCCTCGGCAAGCTCCTGTCGACAGTCGGACGCTGGAAATCGCTTGGACAGAAATCAAGCTGGTTCAAGCCAGACGCGCATCGGTTCGGCCAGTGGCCAGACTTCGGCGCAAAGGCGTCAAGAGCAAGACCGTTACCCAGCCGACGCGGGCTGACTTGGCGCAATCTGCTGCCACCAACATCCTGCTAGGTCGCTGGCTGTCTGCAGTCCCGCAGGCCATTGGGGCGGCGCTGTAATGGCCACACTCGTTATTCCAATGACGCCGGGGCCAGACGTTCCACCCACGGTTCTGGCCATCGTTTTGGACGGGACCACCTATCAGGTAGAGCTGCGGTGGAACAACCGCGCAAAGCTCTGGTTCCTGTCGCTGGCTGATTCTGAGGGCGTAGCCGTGGCCAACAGCCTGCCTTTGTCCAACAGCGGCCTACCCGTCAACGCGGCTGTCTACCGCCAAGAAGGGCAGCCGCAAGGCGGATTCTGGGCGCTGGCCGTGTCAGAGCCAGACACCAATGCACAAGCCGATGAACTTGGCGGGCGTGTTGTGCTGACCTACCAAGAGGCGGCATGAGCAATGGGCTGCTTTTTGACCGCAAGTGGCGCCTGCAGGTAGGGTCGTTTCAGACCGATAGCCTGCGCGTGTCGTTTGACATTGAAAAGACCCGCAACTATCTGCCCAACGGCGCGACGATTAGCGTCTGGAACCTGTCGCGACCGACGCGGGACCAGTTCGACAAAGGGGCGCCTGTCAGCGTGTTCGGCGGCTTTGCCTCGGGCGTTGACCTGTTGTTTGCTGGCCAACTGTATGAGCCAACGACCCAGCGAGATGGCCCCGACTGGATTACCACCTTGCGCTGTCGTGATGGCAACACGGCATGGACGCGCAACGTCAACCAGTCGTTTGGCGCAGGCGTCCCGATCCTGACGGTTCTGCAGGCTGTTGTAGGAAGCATGGGTCTGGTCATCCCACCCGCCACCCGTGCGACACTGGCCGGCAGAGTCACCCGCGGCCCCATCGTGCAGTCTGGCTACGCCTACAAGGCGCTGCAGGAGGTGCTGACCAGCGAAGGGCTGTCGTGGTCCATTCAGGACAACGCGCTGCAGGTGCTGGCCCAAGACGCTGCGACCTCTGAGCAAGCGATTGTGCTGGCACCAGACACAGGGCTGATTGGCTCCCCCGAGCGCACTGACACAAACGGCGGCAGCGGTAGCAAACGCGTCCAAGTCGTGGCAACCTCACTGTTGCAGGGCGGCTTGCGTCCCGGTCGCCGTGTGGTGCTGAAATCGTCGACCATCTCCGGTGACTACAGCGTGGTCAGCGTTCGGCACAGGGGCGACAGTCGCGGGTCTGACTGGTTCAGCGAAGCAACACTGAGGGCAATGTGAGTGAAATCCTATCACTGGAACAGATAGTTGCCGAGGCGATTGAAACCGCCCTGCGCTCTGTTTGGACCACGCTGCCGGCGCGTGTCACGGGCGTATCTGACGCCATGGTCACAGTCCAGCCGTTGCCAAACGACATCCAAGGCGGTCAGCAGGTGGCACTGCCGTCGCTGACCTTGCGGGCGTGCTTTCCCGGTGGCACCAATGGGTTGCGCTGGCCAATCACTGAAGGTGACATCGGCATCGCCATCTTCTCTTGCCGTCCCATCGGTGCGCTCATTCAGTCCGGCGCCTCTGCCGTGGAACTGCAAGACACCAGAACGCACAGCCTGTCAGACGGCTTCTACTTCCCTGTCGCGGCACTTGCAGACGTTGGCACCACCAAGCCGGTGGCGCTGCAGGGCGACGATGTTACCCTTGCAAGTGCGTGGATCTTGTGGTTCAACGCCATCGGCGCCGCACAGACCCCGCCAATCCCGCCGCCATCGTCAGCCCTTATCGCCAGCATCATCGCCACCAGCAACGTCGAGGCAACATGACCGCTCTTTACCCGTCCACCTCTGCGGCGCAGGTGTTTGTGCCGGTCCCAGTGAGACTGTCAACTACGGGCGCGTCCGCTCCGATTGCGCCACTATTCGCTTTTGTTGGCGGCCTAGCGAATTTCAACCTTATCGTCACGGATCCGGCGGCAAACCTGATTGGGTCGGGGCAAATGAATGCCCTGCCAGCCGGGATAACTGTAGCAGACGCGGGCCTCGGATTTTTGGTGAGCATTGCCGCCAGCGAGTTCTCAGTTCCCGGCCAGTATGTCTGTTTTGTTTCATACACACCGGATAGCAACTATCGCTTTGAGTCCGCCAGCTTTCAATGGGGCGGCTGGATTGACACGCTGTTGTCCAGCACGGCAAACGCAGAAGGCGCATCGGAAATCTGCCAGTCGGTCTTGACGGGCTCTTATGACGTTGACGATCCCGCGGCGCCTACGGTGCAAACGCTGTCTGTCTCAGGCACGCCTTACGCCACCCGCACGATTGCCAACGCTGACGGCAGCGCCATCAATCCGTCGCAGGTGCTCATCTTGGGCGAACTGACCCCGGTACCGTAGGAGCTCGATGCTGTTCTTGCCGTTCCCGCTGTTTCTGCTTCCGCCGTCGCCGGTGCCGCCTGTCTACACAGAGGCATCAGCGGCGCCTGCGGTCGTGTCTCAGCCGGCGCGAGACATTCTGCTGCTGCCAGACGGCAACTTGTGGATCTACGGCGGCGACATCTTCCATGTGGGCGGACTGGACGCGATTGTCCAAGAGTGCAAGACGGCGCTGGAACTGTTCAGAGGCGAGTACATTCTTGACGAATCGGCTGGCGTCCCGTGGGCAGACATTTTTGGTGTCGGCGTGTCTGACGCCCAAGTCATCGCCGCAGTCAGGGCGCAGTTGCTCACGGTGCCCGGTGTTAGCAGCGTGGACAATGTGACAGCCAGCCGCGATACTCTGACCCGCACGATCGCAATCGCGGCGGACGTGACAACGACTGACGGCGCACAGCTCACCGTGTCAGCAACGCCGGGGGTAGCAGTATGACGCTGAGTTTCACAGCCGCGGGCTTGCAGATTGACACGGTTGCAGAAGCCGCAGAAGCCATTGCCAACGACCTCAAGACCCGCTTTGGCCAGACGCTGCAGACGGGCAACCCGAATACGGTTGTGGCCAACTATGTAGCCAGCGCCGCAGACACGACCGTGACCGTGCAGGAAGGGCTGCAGGCGGTCTACAGCCAGTTGACGGTCACAGGGGCCACTGGCGTATCGCTGGACACGCTTGGGCTGCTGGTTGGCAACCCGCGCAATTTGGCGACGCAGACGCTTGGCACAATGACTGTGACCAACGCCAGCGCGTCGCCAGTTGCCATCCCACAAGGCGCAAGCTGGCAGAATGCGGACACCCAAGAGCTTTATGCCACGGTGTCCGCGCAGACGGTTGGGGCGTCGACAACCGCGACCGTTGCCATTCGCGCCGTAGACACTGGACCTCAGACCGTTGGCACCGCTGTTTACAACGTCCTGTCATCGTTTGCCGGCGCTGTCAGCCTGTCTGCTGTTGGGCTGGCAACGACCTCGCAAGGGACCGCCCAAGAGACAGACGGCGACTATCGGCTGCGGCTTATCTCTGACGGCGCGTTGGCGGGCAGCGGAACGCTGGCGAGCATTCTTGCCGCTGTCCGGGCTGTTGACGGCGTGACCCGAGCCGTTGCCTACGAAAACACCAGCAACGCGACTGGCATCACCACGCCGGTCATCATCGCAGGTCTGCCCGGCCACAGCTTTGTCGTTGTGGCAGAAGGCGGCGACACAGACGAGATTGCCGCGGCCATTTACAGCAAAGCGCCTGCCGCAATCCAAATGTACGGTGACACAACCGTCAACGTCGATACGGGCGAGGGTTACACGACCCCCGTTACCTTTGAACGACCAGCGGCCCTGACCATTTACGTTTCAGCCACCATCACGGGCGCAAGCAGCGACTACAACGACGCAGTAGAGGCAAGCATCATTGCTTACCTTGCCGGCTACCCCGCCACCGTGCTTTACAACCGCGTCCTGTGCAGCATCTTGGATGCCCTGCCGGTGACTGCCAATATCAGCGCCTTGACCATGGGCACGACTGTTTCACCCGTGGCCACCGCCAACATCGTTGTCCCATGGAACGAATACCCAACCGCAACCAGCGTCAGCATCGTGCTGAGCTTCGTGTGATATGCGCGTAGAAGCCGTAGACCTGCAAGCACAAGCGCAAACCGACCTGCCAGCGCAGTTCGGGGCCACGTCTGTTTTGGCGTTTACGCAGGGGCTCAATTCACGGCTACAGACCGTTGACGATGTGGCGCGGTCCTTTCAACCAGGATTTGCGCTGCCAACCGCAGAAGGCGTCCAGCTTGACGCTTTGGGCGCTTTGGCCAGCCAGCCACGGCTTGGCGGTCCGTACCCACTTGGCGAGCCTGACGCCATCTACCGGCGCAAAATCTACGCGGCCATCCTGCGAAATCGCAGCGGTGGGACAGTGCCGGACCTCATCAAGGTCATCAAGGCGCTGTTGGCGGGGCTGGACCCCGTGGTCTACTACCAGCCTCTGTACCCCGCCAGCATGAACCTGACAGTCACGACCTCTACCGCTTTGACCGCTGACGAGATGGCTGTGCTGGTCCAGTTCATTGCCGCGACCAAAGCCGCTGGCGTCGGCGCAAACGTCTATGTGGTCAGCAACCCGACCTTTGCCTATGCCACCTTCCCACAGCCGCCGTATGCTGGCTACAATAAGGGCTATTGGGCGCACGTGTTCCGCCTGTAAGCCCAAAGGACAACCATGCCCGGCTTTATCCCCGACATCCCCACAGACGCCAGCGGTGCACCCGAGGCCAACTATTGGCTTGGCGTGCGGACCGAGCCAACTTTGTCACAGCGGATTGCCGGACACCAACCGGACCCGCCCGGCCCGCCACCTGCGTATGACATCGAGGACTATGCCCGCAACGTCCAGTACAAAGCCAACCTGCGGGTTTTGGCTGGCGCTCTGTACGCAGAACGCGGCGCATCCATTGTCACCATTGCAGGCGTCACCGTTGGTAACCAGCGGCGACTGACCGTCAACGGCACGGCGGTCAACTACAGCGACACAGGCACGGACACGCTTGCGACTGTGACGCAGGCGTTTGTGGACGCCATCAACGCCAACGTGACCATCACGTCAGGTGCAGGTGCTGCAGGTGCTGTTTTTATCGCTGCCGGCCAGTTGGGCATCTATGCCGCACAACCCGGCAGCAATACCCTGGTTGTTGTTGCTGCAGTCATTGCCGGCGCAGGCACGATTGTTGCGTCTGGCGTCACGGTGCCAAGCATCGTGGTCCCCGCGTCCTTGCTGTCAGCAGTGGAAGCCTACGTCCTTGGCACAAGCCCCGACGACGACGGGCCAGACAACGACGTTCGATTGGTCCTTGATCGGCTGACAGGTGCCTTTCGTGCTGGTTCAGTATCTGCAACCCAATGGGACACGCGGGCGGCTGGCACCATCGGCATTGGCATTCAAGCGGTACCTGTTGCAGACGATGCCATCGCCATCGGCACCGGGTCAGACGCCACGGCAGTAGCTGACGTTGCCATCGGCAAAAACTCGGCTGCTGATTCTGGCGGTGGCGGCAACGACCAAGCGACTGCCATCGGTTCAGCAACTGCTACGGGCGAGGCTGCAGTGGCTGTCGGCTTTGGGGCTGCTGCTACGGCTGCTGGCGCCACAGCCTTGGGCGTCAACGCAACCGCGTCTGCCGCCAATGCCAACGCCATTGGTGATGTGGACGCAACTGGTGTCGGGGCGACTGCTGCGGGCTACAAGACGGTCGCTTCTGGTCCCGGCTCACTCGCTACCGGCCAGCAGTCCGATTCGCTTGGCCCTGTCGTCACAGCAAGCGGTGCAGGCGCTCGGGCTCATGCGCGGACCACCAACACCTTCGCAACAGCAGCCGGCGCGACAACCGCAAGCGGCGTCGGGTCCGATGCGTTTGGCCAAGGGTCCAAGGCGGTTGGAGACTACAGCTTTGCTCGTGGCTTGGGCGCTGAAACCACCGACCAGAGCGAAGTTGCAGAAGCTGGCATTGGCATTGACGGCAACTTGTCGGTAGATAGCGGCAAGCATCAAGCTGGGCGCGTTGTGGTGCAGTCGCGCACTGTTGGCGCGCAGACGCGCTATCTCAGCCCATCGGACCTTGATGCATTGGCCGCCAACTCACCTGCTTGGACGCCTCATGATGACCGCGGTTGGATTGTGCGCGTGCGCGTCGTTGCCAAGGACATTGCAGCTGGTAACGTCGAAACTTGGACCTGTGAAGGTGCGGCATCCAAGGACGCGGGCACGCTGGCAATCAGCGCAGGCTTGTCCGGTGCGATGACGGTAGGCGACACGCTAGGCACTGCCGTACCGCTGACCCCGCCAAGCATCAGTGCCAGCACTGGCAGCCTCGTGATTGAGGTGACTGGCGCAACCAACGACTACCGTTGGACTGGCCAAATCGAGTACGTCCAAGCCGGCATCAATTACTAGGAGTTGCTATGACCACCCTGACCATGTTCCCCGGCAAGCGCTACAAGTCCACAGGCGCCACTGCTGTCGTCAAAGCCTCGGGCTCAACCAACCTCGCGCAACTGCAGGTTGCCAACGTCGGCGCAGGCGCCACGATTGGCGACGGCGTAGAGGTCGTTGTTGACTCGCCTTTGACCGTCACGTTTACGGGCGAAACGCTGCAGGCGACTGCTGGCCAGTTCAGTCTGTTGGCCGGCGCCACAGCGGCGTTACGCAAGATCCTCAGCACCAGCAGCACCACAAGCGCGCCTACGCTGCCAACACAGGGCTACAGCCTGCAGGGCGCTGGGCTGACCATCATCGACATTGTGACCGCTGGCGCCATGACTTGGCAGCTTTGGACCTACTCAGCAACCAGCGAACTCTGGCAACTGGATACGTCGCTTGGCACTGCGGGCAGCATTGCGTTTGCCGGCGCTGGCCAGTCGCGCACCGAGGTGGACCTCCGCGGTCTTGACCGTATGGCCGTGGTCATCACCGTCAACGGCGGCGGGTCTGCTATCTCAGCTTGGGCCACGGGCGTTCCCGTTGACCTGTCGTAAGGAGCACAATGAAGCGACCGACCAAGCACAGTCAAACCGAGGACCAGCCATGCCCACCACCAACCCAAACCCAAGCCCCAGCACAGCTCAAGCCGCCCAAGAAGCCGGCGAAGCGGTAAGCCTCAAGCTGTCCCGTGGGCTTGTAGGTATTCTGTCGGTACTTGTTCTTGGTGGCGGGTCTGGAGCTGCCTACCACATGACCAGCCAAGCGGACAAGACGCTGACGGTCATTGAGCAAGAGGCGCTGGCCACCAAGCAGGCCAAGGGCGCGGCGTCGGAAGTTCTTGCCGCTCACCAACGTTGGCTGGACGAACGGCTGGCAGGAATTGAACGCCAACTGACCACCGCAGCCAGCAACCAAGAGCGGCGCGCAGACCAGATTGACCGCCGAATTGACGGGTTGGAAGGCGAGTTGCGCCTTGTCCGCGACCGACTTTCAGCATTGCCAACAGGTCGCCGGTAGCCTACGCTTAGGTCTATGCGCACCGCACTTGCACTTTTGCTACTTGCTGCCGGCGCACTGATAGCCTGTTGCTGCTACACTGCAGGCTACAGGGCCGGCCAAACAGCTGCCGTTGTCCCCTGCCTGACCATGTGCACAGCCCACGCAAACCAGCGTATTGACGCACTGCTTGCCAAATTGGCAACAAGGACTCGCGATGACGACGCTACCGGAACCGGCGAAACGGACTGAGCCAGACCCCGACTGCAAGTTGCGGGACAAGACCCAGCGCAAGAAGCCGGCTCCCAAGGGTGGCTGGCAAGTGAGACACGACAAGGAGCCAAAGCAATGACACTGAAGCAGAAACAAGCCATTGGCGCGGCAGTCCTTGCCGCACTCACCGCAATCTGCGCCGTCCTTGTCGGCACTGACCAATCCGGTCCCGAAGACGGCTGCATCCCGTGCGACTGCTCCGGCGCTGTTGTCGCGCTGCCCGGTGGCGTGACGGCGCTTGCCGCTGACGCCTCGGCTGTTACGGCGGTGGCGAAGTGAGCGCCCTGATTCTGGCGCGGGCTCAGTCAGCCATCGGTCAAGGCGTCCTCTACAGCCTTGGTTGCGGCGGTTACAACCCCGATGCGGCCAGCCCTGCCAGCGTGGTAGTCCGCAGGCCCAAGGGTGCGCTACTGCCCCGCAAGGCCCCATTCTGCGACTGTAGCGGCTTTGTCGCGTGGTGCTGCGGGCTGGACAGGTCTGCAACGGTTGTCCCTGGTATGTGGGGCTGTAGCACTGACAGCATCTACAAAGACGCCGTGACCTACGGGCGCAAGTTCGTGGCACTGGGCCGCGCTGGCGGCAACAAGCTACCGTTTGACCCGCAGCCCGGCGACTTGGTTGTGTACCCCGACTACAAGGACCACAACGGCAAGATGCGGCAGGGACATACAGGCGTCATCGTGGACCACAAGAGCAAGACCGTCATTGACTGCGGCTGGACCTTGAACGGCATCAATCAGCAGACAGCGCCGTCTTGGTGGAACCGCTGCACCGTTGTCCGGTATGTTGGGGGCGAAGATGCGTAGGTCGCAATACTGCGAGGCCTGCAAGTGCTACACGGCGTCTGTGTTTGACCGCGCCAACGACCGGACTGTGTGTGCGGAGTGCAACCCGCAGCTGCTGCCAACCACCGCCCAAACAGCGCTTGGCGGGTGTTTCGGTCTGGGCTTGTGGTGCGCGATGTTCTTTGCTCCGCTCGCGATTGCATCTGCTTGCAGCGCCCCAGAACAACGCCAAACCTGCACCATAGCCATCCATGACCACCCCAAGCTACCCAGACCAGCTGGGCGGATCAAGGTCCGCTGCGACGGTGTAGACCGGGCCACAATCGACGCGAGGCGGGTGCATGCGGAATGACCAGGTTGAGCAGTTCGCCGGTGAAGTCGCAGAAGCCGTTGCTCGCGTGACGTTGGCGGCAGGGCTTGACCTCGTGAACCTGCCAGCGGCAAAGCACATCGCCAACGCTGCGGCAGAAGCTGCCCGCAACGCAGCGCGTCAAGGCGTCGGCAAGCTCACCGCGGTTCGGATTGAGGCGGATACGGCGAATGTGGTTGACTTGCGGACCAGTTAGAGCAGCCACACAAAAGCCCACGGCGCCCATGGTTGGGGCTTCATTTGCAAACCGTCACCGTTGAGCACTGACAAGCACCCGTCTTGCTAGTCGGAATAAGCCTGTCAACGGAATGTAGATAGGCGCCAAGCGGAACGGCGGCAATAACCGACGCGACAACCAATCTTTTGCCAGAAAGGACCATCTGGTCCGGCGATGGATTCCACTTGTCCCATATCCAATCCAGCACCAGAACGAACGCGCCCATGCCAATTATTACCACACAAATCACGAATAAGTACGCGGCCATCACTCACCCCCAACAAGTTGAGATTCCTCGCCACCATCACAAAAAGTCAACCAAAGCTCGCCCAAGGCAAACGCGCCAGACCGTCGCGCAAAGTCCTTGGTTCGGTCGAAGCGGGTTACCACGACCTCACCGGCTGCGTTGCGGGTGACGATGCTGGCCTCTGCCGGGTCGCACTCATTCAAAACCAGTGGGCTGCAGGTGTAGACAAGGTGCGTCACACCTTCGTCGGCCATTGCGGCGGCGCGAAGCCTGGCAATCTGCGGGCCAACCTTGACCGGGTGCAATCCGTGGTCAGGGTGAAAGTGTGACACGACCAGCGGCAGGGAGTCCTTTGCCGCCTTGATGACCTCGCGCACGTCGACGCCCACCAGCACATGGAACGCCCCGAACTCCGCTACCGCTTCTTGTACCGTCGCCATCACTGCACCCCACAAGCATCAAGCAAAGCCTTCTTGGCGGCTTCCAGCGTCAACGCCTCGCCGTTGCAGTCATAGAACTTGCGCCAAGTCCACGGCCCATCTTGCGGGACGATCCTGCCGGCGTTGCGGACGACTCCAAAAAATGCATGGTCAATTTTGAGCGTGAACTCATTGCCGCCATCATCTTCAATCCATTGAATCC